AGGTGAACAAGGGCACGGGGACAACATACAGTTCTGCAGATTCTTGTATAACTTGCATGCTGCCGGAGCCCGAGTGCTGTTTCAAACCACTGATGGATTGATTCCGCTGTTGTCTAGCAGCGGAGTGTTATCTTGGATTGGCAGATACAGTGACCAACCTCCTGAGTTTGATTACTGGATTCCCATAATGAGTTTGCCTGGCGTGCTGGGCGTTACAATAGAAAATTTACCCCGACAAGTGCAATATATCAGTCCAGCTGCCGACAAAGCTGCTGCCTGGTTAAAACTACTGGGTCCAAAAAAACGCATGCGAGTGGGCTTCAGTTGGAGTGGGCGTAGAGATGCCTGGTTGAACAAACACAAAGGTATGCCTTTTGAGACCATGCTAGATTTGATCAAAAACAATCCACAATACGAGTGGATTAATTTGCAGGTTGATGTCACTAACGAAGAAGACCAGGCATTGGCCGACGCTGGTGTTACTCGTTATCCCGGAAGCGTGCAGAGTTTTGCAGATACTGCAGGTTTGATTGCTGCCCTTGATGTCGTACTCAGTGTTGACACAGCCACTGCTCACTTGGCTGCTGCCATGGGACGTCCTACCTGGTTGATGTTACAATGGTTTGCCACAGACTGGCGATGGATGTTGGATCGAGACTCAAATCCCTGGTACAGCACTATACGCATATTCCGTCAGCCATCCATGGGCGACTGGGCTTCAGTAACCAAGAAAATAGAACAATATCTAACTTGGTTTAAAGTTTAAATATTTGCCAACTGTTGTTTGAACCATGCATCAAACCGGTCAGCCCAGGCAGATGACACAAACTGTTGGCGGTTGTGCCGGTGATGTTTGATATGTTGCCAATACCAAGACACACAGTCTTGAGGATCTTGTAACTGTGTCAACAAGTCCACAATTGGTGTTATGTCATTGAGACTGGCATGGTCAACATAATCAATTTCAAATCCCAATTCTTTTAGAACTTCTAGACTCGCTGGAGAATTATACATTATTCCTGCAGTTTCACTTTCAAACATCTTTGTTGTTTTTTCTGTTATGATACCGCGTTCCCAAGGCACAGTTTCAGTAACAATGTTCAAGTGTGCTTGATATGCTGGATGTGCAATGCTGTGATCGTTGGGCCAATCATCGGGGTGTGTGGCCAAGCTCGTTAAATTTGATTGATAACGAATTGACAACACATCCAGTTTTAGACTAATTAAATTTTTTTTCTGTAGAGTATTCATCACATGATCTCTGTGCCGAGCTGGTCGTCGATTCAAACAAGAAAATCTAAAAGATCTTTGCTGTGGCGGTGCTTCAAAGTTTTCTCTAATGGCCAACCAAAACGGAAAATACACACTGTGGGGTATTGATTGTTGGTATTCTCTACAATCGCCAGATAACCATATGATTTTTTTGTTGGTTTTTTGTGCAATTATTCTAGTGATGTCTGAGATCTGATCTGACTCAAGACAGAAAGGATCTGTTGCACCCATGATAAAAATCACTGATTCAGGAATGTCTAGTAATTTTTTAGCAAGCCTATCAGCGGCTGCTAGATGGTCATCATAACGAACATGCTGTTGATCCAGTTGACGGTCAATGATTCCCAAGAATCCCCCTAGTATTGCACTGTGTTCTGGGAAGAATCGTTGATAAGTTTTTACTTTGTGCCCCAGTGACAATACTGTTTTTTCAAATGTGTCTGTTTCCCAATTTGTTTGAGGGCCTTGTATTAAAAAATTGTAGTGATTGGGCATTTCAATTATTTGTGTGAAAGTTCTAGATACCAAGGTAATATGTTGTTTTTTTCACAAAACATATTTTTAATTTTAAGCCCGCCACAATTAATCATATCAACAAATTCATCTATGTGATATATTTCTTGCAGCAAGATAACGCCATCTTCAGCAAGATATTTTGCAGCATTGGCAAAAAAATCTTTATGAGTTTGCCATTCTTGATCAACAGTTATTCTTTGATGATGGTATTGTGGAATTTCAAAAAGTTGATTGCCCAACTGCAAAGGAAAGTGTGGAGGATTCGATACTATGAGGTCGAACTTGATGTCATATGGCAAAGATTTCAAAGTTGAAGTTTTGTGTATTGACACTTTGTTTGCAAATCTAGTGGGCATGTTTGCAATGGTTTTTTTACAGGCATCCACTGCTGGTTGATACATTTCTAAAAAATGCAAATTTTTACAGATCCCGTCAGCCAACAATCTAAAACCAATTACTCCGTGCCCACTACACCATTCCAGGCAACTGTCAAAAGTTCTATTAGGATATAGCAATTTCAAAATCAGCGGGTATCGTTGACCAATGGAGTTTCCTCCACCATCTAAATTATTGTTGTAAAAAACTTTGAAATCATTAGCCACAAGATACTCTAAATCAAAACTATCATTGTGATCGTTTGCTTTGTTGCTGTTTTTGAAAATATCGATGATGTCATCTTGAGTCAAGGCAACAAGTGATTGCCCATTATGCAATGTCAAAATTTCATGCTGAATGTGTTCAGGAAGTTTTGTAAATTCATATTCATTCACACATTCTGGCCAAGTTGGGTCTTTTATTTTTGTGTAAAAATCATGCCAGGAATTCATAGCAATACTTACCAACAAAAAACCCGCCGAAGCGGGTTTCTTGAACTTCCCATCCCTGGTTGTTGTTCTCTGATTAAGAGAATGAAAGGTTAGACACAGCGATCTCGCCAACATAGTCACCAGCATTGCCAAAAGACGATGCAGTGTTAGTCAGTTCGATGTAACCATAACGTGTCATGAATGACACCACTGGTTCGAATGTGCTTGGATCCAACACCACGCCTGATGACATCAATGGGATGTATGGGCAGTAGAATGCTGGTGCGTCAGCTTCTGAAGAACCTTTGTAACCAACCAGCACTGATTGTGTGTCAGAAGCATAGCTGTCAACAAACACACGCATAGAGCCGTTCAATGTACCAACAAACTTGGTGTTGGTAGGTGCTTCAAATGTGCCTTCTGTAGTGCGAGCAAAAGCAGAAGTTGTTGCAGATTGCAATACTGTCAGTGCAGCTGAACTGACCACAGCGTAGTTACCAGCGCCACGACGAGTGCGTTGAGCAATCAAGTTAGCAACACGGTTAACCAACACTGCCAAAGCAGCGTGTTCGTCACCAACAAATGTTGCAGTGCCGGAAACAGTAGCTTGGTTGTATGTGAACTCAGTAGCGGCCAGTGAACGCAGGCTCAAGAGAATCTCTTGGTCAATTTCAGCTGTAATCTCTTGAGCCAATGCTGCCATGATTTCTGCTTCAACGTCAATACCATGCATGGCTTGTGCGTCTTGTGCAGATTCAAATGTCCAGCGAGCTTGCAACTTACGTGTGCGAGCTTCAACGGCTTGTTTCAAAATTTGGACAGAAATTTGCTTACCGCCAGTACCTTCCATGGTAGCTGTGTTGCCACCAGTGTAGCTGGTAGCAGTAGTAGTACCTGCAGGCACAGTAGAGTATGCTTGAGCAATTTTGAATGGGCTCAATGCTTCTTCACCAGCTGATACAGAAGTAGCGGCTGCTGAATTGTCTGTCAATGAGTTGGCATAACGCACACGCAGGGTGTGGATTTGACCAACAGGACCTGTCATGGGCTGAACGCCAACCAACTCGTTAGCAATAACGGTAGGCATAACACGACGAATCACTGGCAGAATAACACGGTTAAGTGTGGCAATGTTACCAGCAGCAGTAGAACCTGCTGTTGCATTCTCTTTCAAATAGCGACGTGTATTCTCTAGGATTACATTCATGCTATTGCGTCGAGTTCCATTAAGACCTTCTAACAGTGCCTCTTTGGTTTCGCCCCAACGACTTTCTAATAGTTCTTGTGACATTTAAGTCTCCTTGTTAAGATTAAAGACCTGCCAGGCGCTTGAGGTCAATCACGTTGCTGCGATCTTCCGACACACTGGGAACAGTAGTTTTATCACCAGTTACTGAGGTAACAGATTCTGCAATTACTTTACGGGCTTTTACAGATCTATCTTCCAACACTGCTGGTAGATACTTTTCAAAAGCATTTTTCAAACGGGGTGTTTGAACACTTTCGAGTAAATTACGCATAACTTCTTGCTTTTCCTTGTTTAAGGGACGTAGCAATTCATCCAGGGTGCTTTCGCGCTCATTAGATTCACGGATCATACGCAGTTCACGTTCTTTTGACTCCACCACGGTCTTTGCAGTACGGGTGATGTCGATTGCTTTACGCAATTTCTGATCTTTCTCAGCAATAATGTCATACAGTTTACGGACTTCTGCCTTCTCATTGAGATGGGTAGCACCGAACTCTGCTGCATACGCTTCGAAGATTCTGCGACCAAAATTGTTCTCACGAGCAACTTTGATGTCTTCTTGTAACTGATTCAACTCAGCCTTTAGATGACGACTAACAGCTTGACTCATCTTCTGAGCAGATTCTTTTACGAAACGGCTCTTCAACTGTTCAAGTTTGCCACGTGCTTCACGTACCAGACGCACTTTTGTCTCTACGACATCGCGTTTGTCTTTGGCGAATTCTGTAATTTCACGTGCCAATGCTTGCACCACAAAGTTTTCGAGTTTTGCAACTCCTTCAGTGTGCATTTTGCGGTCTTTGCGCAATTCGCCAATTTCTTCTGCAAGTTTAGAAACCAAGAAGCCGTTAAACTTCTGTGCTGATTCTTTCATCTTGTGTTGGAACTTGACGCGATCTTCCGTAAGTGCTTGCTTCTCAGCAGCCACTTGCGCAATTTCTGCGGCCAAACCTTCTGTTACCATCTTGTCTAGGGCTTCTACCATTACTGTCTTGTCATGCTCATAGCGTTGCGCAAACTCTTCTCTGAGTTCACTGCGTACCTGTTCACGGGCTTCGTTTAGTTTTGATTCCCAAGCTTCGTTGAGTTCTTGACTAACGTCTTCGTTAATTAGGCCACTATCAAGCAAGGGTTTAATTGCATCAAACATGCCTGGTTCTCCTTAGATTTTGAGATCCTGAATGAGTCTTTTAACTTCATTCTTTAGGTATCTCTGTACTTTGTCGCTTTCGCCAGATTCCCGTGCCATTTCCATCAGCTTATGACCGTGCTTCATGTTCATAAGGCCTTCATAAATTGCTGTTGGATAAGCATTGGGTGCGCTGGGTTGTGCAACCACATCTATAGTGACAATTTCAAAGTCACTTACATGTCCTGTTCTGTCGTCCACGTTACCGCTGCCACGACTGCTGACACCAAGTTTTACACCTGACGTGATCAGCGTTTTAATCAATTCTCCCATGGGAGTTGGCAATATCTTCAACTTACCGCAACCAGCATGTCCGTCCATCCACATGCCTTCAACTGTGTGGCACACACGATCTAAATTGATTTTTAGATCATCTGGATGGTCCACTTCACCTAACACGGAGTTACCGCTGTGGATCTGTTCGTTGATGGTTTCTACTGCCTTGATAATTTCATGTCGGGGATAGATACGTTCATTTGCATTGCGCTTGTCGCCTTCGATGCAAATGCCTTTGAGGTAGAGATGCTTCTTACCAGACATATCAGACTCTTCCAAGACCTGAATGTTTGCCTGGCTAAAAGTTAAATCTTCTCTTAGGTATCTAGATGACATCTAATTAGCCCTTACGTCCGCCGGGAAGTGGGCTCTTGTTGTTTTGACCTTCGCTGCCGGCGCCCATTTTAGGCTTTGGTGCTGCTGAAGGCTTTTGTGTGCCTTGTGCAGGTGTGTTACCAACTTTGCCAATCAAGTCTTTGGTGTTGTTGCTGTAAGCAGATGTGTCATGATGTCCACCTTCACCTGCACCAGTGTGTACTGGACGGCTGGCCATGCCTGCTTGTCCGCTGTTGGCTGCATAGGTAGACTTCTTGTTTACGCCGCCTTCTTCACTGGTAACTGGCTTTGGGGCTGCTTTTAAATTCACAGCTTCCATCATGCCTGGTTCCATTTCGTCAGTGTCATCCATTTCAATGGCGTCGCCGCCTTCATCAGGACCAAAACCGTCGCCATCGCCCATGTCGTCTCCACCCATGAGGTCTTCAAATTCGGCCATTAGTTGGTCCAATTTGTCTTCTAAATTCATGATGTCGTCTTTGGAAGCAGGTTCGCTGCCACCTTCTTCGGCACCCATGCTAAATTCTTCTTCGCCATCGTCCATGGACATGTCCATTTCTTCGTCGCCTTCGGCTTCCATGTTCATGTCAGATTCTTCTTCCATTTCCACGTCGTCGATTAGGTCGTCACTGGCGTCACCGCCCATGGCTTCGTCTAACTCTTCGTCAGCGCCTTCGTCAAGTTCTTCGTCAGCAGCTTCGTCTAGCTCTTCTTCAGCTTCTTCAGCCATGATATTTTCATAGATTTGACGGCTTTTTTCCACAACAATGTCGTGGAAAAGTTCGCGGGCTTTCGCCTCTTCGTCATTGATTACATATTCAATCAATTGTTCAAAACGGTTCATATGGGAAACTCCTATAGGTAAAGTGTGCTGTTATTTACGCACGAGGAGAAAAAGACGTGGTTTAAGGGGGTAAAATGGCCAATAAATGTAAAGTTTATTACACTGGCGGGGCAGGAGGTGGTGCATATTGTTTACGCACCAGTTTGAGTTTTTCCTTGAACTCATACATTCTCACATCATTCATTTTTCTCAGCTTGTTGAGTTGACGTAGTGTGAGACGACTTTTACGAAGATCACTTTCTTGCGGCTGACTGTTGTCTTGCGACAAATCTTGATAGGCTTCAGGATCTTTGTGAAAGAATTCGTTTAGTAACATGTTGTTATTTATACTGCGGGGGTGCCCACGCCACCCGCAGGCATTGCTCCGCCAGGACCACCCGGTGCTGCACCAGGGGTGGTAGGAGGTGCCCCGGCCCCAACTGGTTCCATGCCTGCAACTTCTTCGCCAGTCTGGACGTCTGCTTCTAATGCACCTGGTGTAATACCAATACTACGCATGTCTTGTCCTGCATTGGTTTCTAGTTCTGGTTCGTCACGTTCTTCGCGCCACATGTCTTCGTTTTCTTGGATTTCTTCTTCGGTCAATCCCAAGAAACGTTGCAACAAGAAACGTTTGCTCATGTAAGGCAAGGGTTCTAGCTGAGTAAACGCACTAATACGTGTGGTATCCAACTCGCTTTGACGATAGCTGGCAAAGTTTTGAGGTGCGTTAAACTTCAAATTAAACAGGCTCGAGTCTATGTTAAACCCGCGCCATTTCATAAACATCTTGAATTCGTCGTCTAGTTTTTGCACAATCAGTGCTTGTAGTCGTTCGCAATACTGGTTGAACCTATACTCTTGAATCAGTGCTGTGCCCACTTTGCCGTCACTCATGGCACGGTCTGAGTCGTCTGGACCAGTGGGCAAATAGCTACTGGGCACACGCAGGCCACGAGCCATTTTGTTGTTGAAGTATTTCAAGTCGTCGATTTCGCCTAGATTTTGCCCGCCAGCCAGTGTTTCTACACTGGATCCACGTCCATCTTGACCCTGGGGGAAGAAGTAGTCTTCGTTGATGCTGAGTGGGTTGTAGCTGGCAT